TCAGTAGGCACAGGTACAACTGCATACAATTCTCCTGCCTTATATCCGTTAGGAGTTACTACTATACTAACATCATCTAATAAACTCATTCTATATTATTTAAAGTTGTTAATTGTGCTTCTAAACAAGCCTTAGCTTCAAATACCCCACCATCAGCAATAACTCTTGCTTTAAAGTCGCTAACCTGCTTTTGTACAGGTGTTAATCCTCCTTTATTACTAGAAGGTAAAGACATTCCTAGTGCTAATCTCATTATATTACTTGATCATAGTAACAAATAGCTACTCCACTTGTTAAAGTTATTGCTGTTACTGCTAGAAATAATGTAGTACCTGCTGCAAAAGTAGTGTGTAGTCTAGCTGATGATGAACCTGTACCTGTTTGTATATTAGTTGCAGTAATTTCAGATACTACACTTTCCACAGGGAAATATATTGCATAGTAGTCTTTTCCTGTCATAGCTACTGTGCCTATAACATCACATCTGTGTTTTCCTAATTGCTCTGTTAAAAGCTGTTGTACGTTTTCTATTGCCATTTTTTAATTTTTTATTGTCCGTAATATATATAATTTGTTCCTGAGCTAGGCTCATATTCATTGTATTGTACTTGTTGTGTTCCGTCTTTCTCTGCGACATACATCTTTCCTTTGGTAACTAACCCTTGCACTATACCTTTAGTGTCAGCAGGAGGGCTTAAAACATCATTCTCCGTTGCAGGAGCATTACCTAATGATACTGATACTGCACCTACCCAACTAACTTCGTAAACTTCATACTTCCAATATCCAGCTGGTAAGAATTTTATTTCTCCATTATAAACATCAGGAGTCGTATTGTAAAGAAACCTTAAATATGTATATCTTGGTAGTATTATTTCATCTTCAGCATAAGCATATTGAACTGACTTATCCATATCATTTGTAAATTTTAACAAATGTCTTATCTGTGATGAAGCTACTGAAGTGTTAATACGATTGTCTTCAGTTTGTAAATAAGCTATAAAATTAGTCTCTGTTATTGCTTGTATCATACTATATAATAGAAAAAGTCTGTTTTTATTTGCCTTTAAAAAGAAAAGAGTAACAATTAAGCTACTCTCCTCTAAGAAATATATGAAAACTACTAATTAAGATGTTACGATTGCTCCATAATTGAAATCTCCATTATCAAATGGTGTAGTTGTATAATCTTTAACCATTGGAAATGGAATTGGCTCCATTCCGTCAAAGGTAAGAGTGTATCCGTTCCTGTCTCCAAATGCCGCGCCACTATCAATAGTACCTGCATTTAATGACATTCCATTAGAAACACCTAAACCGATTATAACGTCATTACCTGTTGCTAATCTTTCATTTAATTGAGCAAATACAACAACTTTAGTTGCTCCTAGCAATTTGATTTGATTTTGGTCTTCTTTACTTAATTTATTTAATATTACAGTAACTGATGGAGCATAAAAAATTGTTCCATTTTCAGTACTTCCTGTTATTGTTTCTGTAACTGATGAAGCACCTAAAGGCATTGTATATCTATACAAATCATTTGTACCCATTTCAATATCTGTAATTTCTCCATCAACTTGAACTATTCCTGTTGTTTGTATTGGTGCAGTAAATTCATCATAAACTCCGAAGTAAATATATTTTACACCTCCACTAATTCTGTTACAGTCAAGTCCCCTTCCTTTTGTTAAAACTCCGCAAGCCATAGTTTATTATTTTTAAGTTAAGGGAGAGCTTTTACACCCTCCCGTTATTTTTGTTATTACGACTGTCTTACGATATCAGCTCCTATTCCTGTTTGAACACCTCCTGAGTATCTTGCAACTAATCTCATATTGTCAGAACCATCTAACTGAGCCATATCCATTAATGTAATTCTTGTAGCATCTGATAATAAGTCCGTTCCATAATGTAAGTTTGACTTCTGAGCTGCTACTAATTCGTCATCTACCATTCCTGGACAAACTGCGATTTTGTAACCTTCAAATACAGGAGCATAGTCTCCGTTCATATTGTAAGCATTAACATATCCTAATGTAGATACTGCTGAGATATATAAAGCATAAGTCTTAGGACTCATATAAATATGTAAGTCTTCTTTTCTTAATACTGCTGAAATATTAGTAGCCATATCAGCTGTTAAAGTTTGTAGGTTAGCTATAATGTTAGCTGCTGTGTAAGCTCCTGAAGCTGTTGATTGAACAACTGTTGCATCAACTCCTGGTAAAAGGTAACCTGTTGCAGCTCCTAAGAATCCGTTAAATTTCCCTGCTACTGCTGTACCTGACCAAATGCTTTCTTCTGTTGCTTCTGCAATGATTTCTCCCATATAAGAGATAACATAGTCATCAAAAGATGCTGGAGGTGGTGCGCCTGCTCCTGCTCTCATTTGTAAAGCTTCCCAAGAATCTAAAAGAGTAGATTTACAAAGGTCTAAGTTGATTTGTAAGTTTTTAGGTTCTAATACTTTCTCAGTAAGGTCTAATGTACCTGCTGGTGTAAAGTTACATTCTGCATCAGCAACCACTCCTGATCCTGCCATACGTTGGATATTAGATTTGAACTTGATATTTTCTATTACATTAAGAAAATCAAGTGATTTTGCTTCTTTTAAAGCTGCACTGATGTAAAAACCAGCTGCTTTTCCAGAAAAGTTTGATGTTGTAGTAAACGCCATTTTTTAAAATTTTAAATTATTATTATTTGTTTAAGTTGTATAAAAATCTTTCTTGCTTAGATAGTTTGCTGTATTCTTTTCTTGATAGAGCTTTTCTTTCTGAGCTAAATTTATTTGTATTAATTGGTGAGTCAGCTGGAGATTTAGCTAATTCAGTTTTAAGTTTTTCGTTTTCAGACTTTAACTTCTCTAATTCTTCTTCTGCTGAAAATTCAACTACTTCAGTTGTTTTGATAGACTTAGGATTAGTACCTGGCTCTGTTACTTCTTCAGCTAGTTCTTCTACTTCTTCGTCTCCTCCTACTTTGTCTTCTTTAAGTTTAGCAACTGCATCTTCAAGGTTTTGTATTCTTTTCTCCATACCTTCCCAATCAGCTACATCTGCTTCTTCTGCCATTTCTTCTTTGTCTTCAGTAGCTTCTACTTCTTCTTCAGTTTCTGTTTCCATAACCTCTGCAACTACACCTTCTTCTTCAACCCTGAAAGTTACACCCTCAGCAGTCTTGTAAGTACCGATAGGTAAAAGGATTGTAGTACCATCTTCAGTTAGTACAGAAATATCTACTCCTGATGCTAATTCTTCAGCAGTTGATACGAAAATAGTGCCATCTTCTGACTTTGCTTGCCATTCAAGTTTAACACTTTCGTCTTTGTTTAGACCTAGTGCTACTAATATTTGTTCTTTAATGTCCATAGTTTCTTTTTTAATATAATAGAATAGTTATTTATTTATTTGATTTTTAGAGTTTATTGTTGAAATGATGAAGGATCTTTAAAGCTATTTATTATTTTTATCATAACTTCAGATTCTTTAATATCAGCTTCTAAATTTTTGAAATCTTTATTATCAGTAGCTTTTACACCTAATTCTTTAGCTGCTTTTGAAAATCTTTTTAAAGTTCCTTCTGCAAAAGAAATTGCAGGATCTAACTCATTATAAGCATCAATCATTTTTACAAAAGGTTTGTCTGCTAACGATAGATAATCTTGATAATTTCTCCAAGCATTGTCTGCATCTTTCATAGCTTTTAATAACTTTTTAGATTTTTCTTTTAATTCTGCTACACTTCCTAACTCAACTCTTTCTGCTTTTAGTTCAGTCTTAGATTCTTTTATTATTTCATTTAAAGCACTTAGTATTTGTTCAGGTGTTGGTTGTTGTTTTTGCATTTCTTCAAATTTATTAGTGAAATAACCTTCTATTGAAAGTCCTTTAAGTTCTCCTTCTTTTATTTTATTCCATAAGTCTTCGTTCTCTATCTTCATTTTAACGAACCAAGACCCATTTGGTAAGTCGTAACCATACATCTTAGACTTATCACTATCTCCTTCCTTAATCCAAGATTCTACTGTTAGAACGCCTGATACTCTGTCTTTATGTTCGTAAGTAGCTTTATGATGATTGTTATGTTTTAAATATAACTCACTAGCTTTTCTTACTGTTTCAGGACTAAAGTAAACATAATACTCAGAGTCTGTGTTAGGATCATATCTAAAGATTTGCTTGTTAGGTATTAAAGCAGGACTTACTAGCATACGCTTTTCTTCATCTACCTTTGCGAAAGTCAAGTTGTTTTTCTCTTTACCAAAGAATACAAAGTCTTGCTCTATTGCTGGAGAGTTTACTAAGCTAATAGCATCAATAGCTAGTTCTTGACTATCATCTGCTATTACTAATTCTACTATTTTAGTTTCTTTCATATTATTTTAATCCTTGTTGTTCAAATCTTTTTATTAAAGTTTTTGTTCTTTTCATTTGACTTTCAGTATCAGTAATTAACCCTTTTATTTCTTTAACTTGAGGTACACTATTAACTGAAACACCTAATTCTTTTGCAGC